TTACCTCCAAACCTCATGTAAATAAATGCGTGAGCCAACTGCAGTGTCGGCAGGTCCAGGTAATGCCTGGATGAATTCTGCGCCAGAGCGTTCGTAACGATAACGAGCTTGGAACGGATCTTTGTAGTTAGGGACGTAAAGAATGCCAGCCAAACGATTTGTTTCGTAGAGATAAATCTCGTCCCAAACCTTTAACGCTTCCTTGGCATTACTCGACCGAATAGTACGGTCAACGTCACCAGCAATACTTTCGAGTCTAGTGGAAGGAGAAGTAGCAACTTCAGTTTTCTTTTCAGCCGTATCACAACGGCCAATCTGAATTGCGATCTTGTCGTAAAAATAAGAATCAGGTACTGTGTTAAGAGCTTCTTCTAAACGGGCGTAGTCACCCGCCGGTACGGAAACCGTGAAGTAGCCCAGGTGGTACCGGACCCTACTTTTGTCAAAATCGCTGAGCTGCACAGCTTACTTCCGTATGTTTTTAATTATAGATGCAGTAAATTAACCAGCGTACGGATTCGGCATGGACTGAAGTAATTGCATGTACATATCAGAATTGTCAGCCGGTTGTAATAACTGTTGTACAAATCCACGTTTCATCTGAGTGGCTGCACTCTCTTTCGGCGTACCCGCAAAACCTGTGCCGAGGAGATAACCAACTAAAAACTCTTTAGGGTCTACACCAGAGCCAGATGGATCCGGCACTTTACCTTCTGTAAGATCAGCCGCTTCTCCTAGCGTCTTCATATGGCCGTATCCAAGCTCATACTTACCATCTCCTGTTGTCCAGGTGGCTAAATTACCATAGCCCCCTTGATTGGGACGGGGCTTAAACTTGATGTCTCCTTCTACAAAAATCTCAGTCCCTTCTGCACCCGCATAATCTCTACCCCGGTGGTATGTACTGGCTCCAGGAATACCTGTATTCCGTGGGCCAAAACCAGAAGTCATCGTAAGGCCGGCTGCCGGATTTAATTGCAATCCGCCTTTTTCATCCGCAATGTACTTAGGTACTCGATTTGGCCCGACCCTTACACCTAAAAATTTACTTCGATGGACGCCAGGGTCTTCATATTGATTAGTCTCAAGGTTTAATACGTAGCTATGCAAATGTGGGCCGGAAGAAATCCCGGTCGATCCAAGTTGCCCTATGCGTGTTATCTTTGCCATGTTCTTATTTTAAAACTAAAAAACCCCTGGTTTCCCAGGGGCAGTACTTGGAGATGAGAATTAAACCCTAATTAAATCAGCAGCAAACACTGCGTCCCAATCAATACGTCCAACCTGTCGCAGTTGTTCGAGGGTATGGAACCTTTCACCCGATAAGGACATTTGAAGGTCTTTAATCTCTCGAGCAGTTTTTAATCCAACACCCTTAATATGATCAGCGATCATTTGAGCGGTAGCTGAATTAATGTTTAAACGCACGTCCGGTGGGAAAGTTCTCGGCTCTTCTTGTGCAGCTTTATCTTTTACTTGAAGAGTTTTTACCTTTTTAGTGGCCTCTTCATCGGGCACAAGCTCAGTTTTGTAAGCGGTATAAAGACGACCGTCCTGATCTTCGACCATGTACCAGTCGCCGTTATCCCATTCGCTTACAACTTTGACGCGTGCACCTGTCTTTTTATGCTGATAAAGCATTGCCGCAGTGATTGTCATAGGACCAGTAGTTACCTGGTCCTAGTTTAACCTAATCAGCTAACGGTGCGACCCAGAAGATAACCTTCGATGTCTTCGTAGCCAGGAGCAATGTCGGGCTGGATGTAGCACACTTCCACAACCAGGTAACCAGTGCGGCCGGCAGCAGCGTCACCGCTGGAGATGTAGAAACCACCAGAAGTAGTGGTGCTGTTAGCGGTTTCCTTAGCGAACACCTTGAGGGTGGTGGCGGCAACAGCGGCGTAGTTGACGGTGCCAGGAGCCACGCCAGTAGCGCCGGTGATGGTCAGGAAGGGGTTGGTGCCATAACCAGCAGTAGCGCCAGCGAAGTAGATTTCGCCAGCCTGGGTGCCGGAGATGCTAGAAGTCAGGTTGGCCTGAATCACACCTTCGCCCACGCCAGAAGCGGCGGTGGGGTTGCTGGAGGCAACACGACCAAACGAGATCACGTTACCGGTGGCGGCATACACACCAGAAGCCACGCGGCCATCGCCCCAGCCAGAAGCCACGGAGATCGCAGTGCGATACACGTAAGCAGGAAGGGTGGAGCTACCAGAGATCACCATGCCGGTGATGTCGGTACGGGTGTCGTCCTGGCGGTAAGGCGAGGGAACGATCACGTCAGCAGAGGCGACAGGGCCAGAGCCAGAGGTGGCGGTAACAGCCACATAACCACGCTGCTGGAAGTAGCGGTAACCAGGGGTAGCCAGCACAGAAGTGGGGCCGCCCTTGGAGAAATCATTGGTGCCATCGGGAATGGCATCAATGTTTTTATACCAGCCGTTCAGGGGTTCAGCCCAGTTGCCGGGATAAATTTTCTTAGCGGACAAATAGGTCATTTATCTTTTCCTATAAATGTGTATGGTTAACTATCAGACCACACCGTCATCAGACACATAGCTGAATGCGGTGGTCACGAAGTCCTTGTTCAGGATTTCGAAGCCGGCATACAGTTGCCAGATAAGGATGATGAAACGGCTGAAGTCGTCGTTGTTGTTGATCAGAACTTGAGCATTGGGGCCGCCAATACCCACGCCGATCGACTGAGGACCGAAGAAGTAACCTTGGGCAACTTCTTGGGAAGTGTAGGTGCCGCCGGTGCCGGTGAAAGAAGTGCTGATGTTCTTGGTCGGGAAGTTGGTCGACTCGAAGAACTTAACGCCTTCAAACTGCACGCCGGTAGGCATAACAGGTTCGCCAGCCAGGAAATAGCCTTGACCAGCTTGGGGACCTTGGTAGAAGCTGGCGTTGTTAGGCAGCATGGGGTTACCCATGTACATGCCTTGGCCGGGGTTACCAGCGTAACGAGCAATCTCACGGAAGTCAGGATCACGACGCAGGTGCATCATGAAAGTGGGATCGCAAATACAGCGATACAGACCATCAGCAAAGGTAGGAACGTTGCGCTTACGCAGGTCCTTAACAATGTTCAGAAGGTCGGTACGCACCGAGAACTGCTGCACGTCGGCAGTGTACTCGTCAGAGGTATAAGCGATACGACCAGAGGAGTCCTTGGCTTTGTTACCAGCGAAGTAGTAACCGCCTTGGGTGGTGCTAGCTTGACCATTGGCTTCGGCTTTGGCAAGTTCATCAATGAACACGCGGTCGCGCCAACGACGGTAGTCATCAAGCAGCGTCAGGCTACCGATGGACTGGTGGAACATGTTCAGGTTGCCGCTATCAAGCAGCAGACGCTGAGCAGTGATCAGAGTTTCGCGAGCGATCTTGAAGGTCGAAGGCTGGGTCGGATCACCAGGGTCCGCAGGACCGGTGTATTCCTTAAGCACCACCAGAACTTTTTCCTTGGTGATGTTACGGCTGTTAGCGGTACCGATGGTTTGGTCGGCGATACGCTCACGGCTATCCTTAGTACCAGGGGTACCCCAGAACTTATAGCGGTCTAACTGAACGGTTTGACCAGGCTGACGGGTGAAGTCGTGGACAACCACGGGCTCCACAGCCATTTCAGTAATATAGGCAGGGTGGGGCCGATATAATTCGGCGCCCAAAATCTTTGGAAAGTCGTTGTCAATAAACACCTTGGTTTATCCTCCAGTGTCAGTGTTTTTATCGGGTGAAAGATAAAGACACATATGTCTTATCTAACACAAATTTTAGCAGACAGTAAACTTAGATTACATGTACCGCAAAGTTGTCATCGATCCATCGGTGGTTGCAAGTGCACCCATCGTGTTACTCGAGCCATATTGCTCGGGATCCATGTACTGCTGTTGCTGGAAGCCAGGGATTCCCATTGCACCAGGTACAGCACCAAGTGCAACACCGCCTAAGCCGGCAGCAAGTGCAGAAGCGGGAACAAGTCCTGCTGCGGCAGCTTTACCCAAAGCACGGGGATTTACTTTACCTGCTGCTTCTGCGGCATTTAAAAGAACCGCTTGGCGTTTACCGCCTTCACGATTTTTTACCGCAGAATTAAGAAGTTTCTCTTGTACATCTTCTGGCATGTATTTACCAGCAAGTGCACGGGCTCCAAGTAAACCAGCAGCACCACCAAGAGCACCAGCAGCGCCAGCAAGAATTGCAGAGCCTGGATCTTCACCTTGAGAAAGGGCGTACCCACCCGTGGCCAAGCCAGCGGCAATAGGTACGCCTAATTTAAGAGCGCCACGCATGGCCTCACTCCATCACAAACAGTTTGTTTGCAACAACTTGAGGTTGAGCTTGGTTCAGAAGACGCCAAGCATTCTCAGGACTTACATCCATTTGTTGCTTAAAGCTGCCCCAGAAGTTTTCAGGCTGTTGGGGAGCAGAAGCAGCGGGAGGTGCAGGAAACTGACCTAAGCTTTGATAAGCAGAAGTCGTGGGATAGCCACGGGTTTCCAGTTCCGACTCATCTTCGTACACGGGGTACGGACCTTCGGGACCGAAGAACTTCAGCGTGTAATCGCTGAGCACATCGGGGTTGGTCAGGATTTCGTTGTAGGCCAGGTTCTCTTGGTGCTCAGCAACAGAGAAGTCAGCAAAACGATGAAGGACCTCTTGTGCTTTACCGCCCCAAGCAACAGCGCTATCCAGCATGGCTTCCAGTTGGAGGCCGTAGTTATTGAGGATGGCGGGTGCGTCCCAGCCGTAAGCGTCAATTACGTTTCGGCTTTCGGGACTTAGGTGCAGGTAATCGGCGATCGCCGTTTGCACTTCGCTCCGGAGCTCGTTGGCCACTTCCGGGGAGGATGCCGCTAAGGAGATTAGGGAAGAGTTGGGCGAGTAACCCTGGTTGGGTGACCAGGTCTGCGGAGCCGATTGTTGCGTAGCTGGGTTGCTGTACTGCTGACCGTAATTCGCCGGGGCGTAATCCGTCGTCGGATATGACTGACCCTGGAACGGGGATTGAACTGGACTGCTCAGCAGACCCACCACTTTGTTGAACGCCGACTCCCATGGGTTGGCCTGAGGGGCCGCCGGTTGGGATTGGGGGGCGTACTGAGTAGGGGCTGATTGGTAACTGGGGGCCGCTTGAGGCACCGCTTGGGGGTAGCTGGTACCCACCTGATACTGAACCGGCATCCCCATCGGAGCTTGAGGTGCCGGAGCTTGGGCCGGTACCACGTAGCTGCTTGGAGCCACCGCCACTGGTGATTGGCTCGTCTGTGGGATCGATTGGACGGTAGCGTCCTGCATAACTCATCTCCTTTTGTAGAGCTTCTAATGTTCGATACAGATATGGGGTTAAATCCAATCTTGGATCCGCAGCCATCGGTAAGTCCGGTGCCTGTGGGTGAGGAGTCTGCATCATGCCCCCCACTAAGCGAGCAAATTGAGAGTAAGCACCCTGCAATTCGTTCACCATCCTGAAAGGGAACCCAGATAACATCTCGGCCCTTTCCTCATCCGTCTTAGACGGAAAGAGGTATTTCAGTGCTTCAATGCTATCAACACCTAATTCCTGTAGGTTTCGTACCACGATGGAGTTGTTGAGGATGTCTTGTGTAGAGTCCTCATAGACAGGGCCCATCCAACGCCATAACACTGTTACGTCACCGTCAGGAATAAGGCCGATAACCTTGGGTGGAATTTGTTGTGTCTCCACACAAGCCATCATAAGTTTTTTCAACATCTCGTTGTGTTGCTTCATCGCCTCTTCGTAGGCAGCCTCTTCTTCAGGACTTGCACCTAAAGCTAAGTCCACTGGCTTCTCAAGGCCGGCTGCCATGGCAAGAGTTGTTTTGAACAACTGCTCTTCTTGGTAGATAATTAACTCAAGACAACGAGAGATGCCGTGAGTATAAATTGCGTTTGCTTTCTTTTTAGATGTTGCAGCAACACGACCGAACAAGGATTTGTATTCTGTTGCGGTGACGCCTGCCGAAATTGAAAGTTCGTCAACACCACCTAAAGCAGTACGAATCTCTTCGCGATACTGACGGGCAAATGCGTTCTGGTCACCTGTGATTGCATCAGGAACGATGTAACCAACTCGGTCGTTTGGTTCCAGGTTCGCAATAACACGTGGAACTCGGATCTGACCATCTACACCACGACTAACGGGATCAGCCTTAAAGGTTGAACGACTCAATGCCGCGGGACTTGTAAAGCCAGAGTTAGCAGCGATTGAAGGGCGCTGGACCACGGAGTCACCACCTGCTTCCATCAAGTCCGTCTTGGGACGAGAAGAAAGAAGGGTAGGGTTACCAAAGAACGTGATGTTTTTGCGCATGGTGCGCATCAATTCATCATGAGTACAGATATGGTTTGCTACTGCGTCAAACTCTCCGGAACCCTCGTTGGAGAAACCTTGAGTATTGTTGATGATCTCTACGCAGGGAATAAAACCAAGACTATTTTTAAGCTGCTTGGTGCTCCCAGTCAAAGCATAGGTAGGCATGTCGAAAGTCATCTCCGAATCGGAGTGAGTCTCTTCAATTTCCTTTGCCTTAATGGACAGACGAATATAACGCTTGGCCCCAGGGTTGTAAGTGCTTTGCGTTCCCGTAAGATTTGTTGTATTCAGCTGATCACCAAAGCCGTTACCTTTACGAACCTTGTAGCTGTAGATGATTACAACTTCATCCAGCTCGCCATCAACGTTGTAATAGGCACGATATTCGTGCTCACGAAAATAATAAAGCCTGTAGTTTTGCTTGGTAGGACGGATATAAAAAAGACCTTTGCCATCACACAGGAAATATTCCCAGATCGAATCAAGGCGTGTATCTAGTTTGTTGTACTTCAGTACACGGTCCAGGAAGTCTTTGCGTTGTGCACCAAAGTTATCCTGAGATGGAAAGAATTCAACTCCTTGGCGGATGCCAAAAAGTTTCATCTGAGCAATGTGGGCTGCGACAATGCTAGTGTCGACGACAACGTTACTATCCTTGTTGAGATAGGCGTCAATAATTTCGTTAAGTCGTGCCTTAGCGTCAGCCACTATTGCTCCTCTGTTTTATCAATACTAACAGTAAATCAAGAAAGTGTTTTGCCTTGGAAACCAGCGGGTGGCACCATCTGGCCAAGTTGTGGCCCGGCAAAAAACCCAGCGTTACCCATTGGTGTTCCTGTTGCTCCAGGTACAAAAGCACCTTGCACACCTCCGCCCATAATCTCACGAAACCGTTGAAGACCTCGCTGCTCTTGAGCTGGCCCCAGAATGCGATTTAATTTCTCCAGTCCCATGTGATGCTGAAAATCAGCTTGGGACATGGGCAGGCGCGGGTCTTGTCCTACAGGAATGCCGCCAGCGAGTAACCCGCCGGGATTTAAGTTGCCAGGTGCCCCAGGAACGTTGCTTTCACCTGCGAAATACATTTGGAATCCTTCTTTGTTTCTATTTTACTCTTCTATTACTTCGTATCCAGCGGAGTCGTTGACTTTGGTAAGAGAGATGCCGGTACCACGCACGTCCCAGTTGAGTACGTCTCCTTCTTGCCAACCCAGCTCTTCGATTACTTCGTCTGGCAATGTGATGTATTGATCGCCGTTTTCGTCTTCTTGGACCTCAAGGATGTAACTCATTTGGACAAAAGCTTTTCCATTAGCTTATCAAGCTTATTATTAATTTCGCGAAAATTATCATGCATTTCTTTTATCTCTCTAAGGAAGTCAACCTTAAGAACGTACTCCATTGGCATTCGGTTGATTTGATCTTCCAAAATATCAATCCTGCGTTTTTGCGAATCAGTATATTTCAGCGTGTTTTGAATACGCTCTTGATGTCTATCTAATATTTTATTGGCGGTCCAGGAACCGCCTGTAATTGCCGATATCACTGCAGTGATCGCAATCGCTACATACTCTGGTCCCACAGCAGGAAATTCTTTTTTTCAATTCTACAATTCAATAATCAAGTTGAAGTTTGCCTTTACGCATCAGGCCATTGATGAGCCACACAAGAGCGTCAACGCAGTCATCATGACTGCTGACACCAAAGTTAGTCATTTCTTCAAACATTGCAGTGAAGTTCCGGAAACGATTGAAGATAATTTTGCGATCTTCAAACATACCCATACAACCACGGAATCGAGCCAGTTTATCTGCTCGGAAACCTTTAACGGCATGCCAGTTAATGTTGTACAAGTTCTCACCGTTTAAGCAAACACGTTTAAAGTCAGCCTCCAAAGATGCCTGGTACTGTACGGCTTCTGAGTAAATGTCGCACGTTGAGTAGGTCGGAAAGTAATTACCGTTCTGATCACAACCCAAGATTGACCAATCATTGAGAAGTTCTTTGAGTGCATCTAGTTTTTCTAGGTTGCCCATCACGCGAATACGTCTGTAATCAATAATGTGAATACTGTCGCCAATGCGTCCGCCAAGAACCATCACCGTGTAATCATTCTTTTCTTTGGTGCCAGCAGATAGATCGACCCCTACAGCAAGGGTGTCAAACTCCGTTGCAATCTCAGCCTTTACAATTAACTCTGGTGCCAGGGAGAGTTCATTCTGTCGAACCACCTGGTTCATGTACTGGAAAGAGAAAGCAATTGGTGCTTGTCGTTTCTTTTCCTTTAGGTAGTCCAGTGACCACATATCTGGCCAGTACGAGATCTCGTCCCCTGTCTTGGCATCATTCAAGATTGCCGACAACACAATCTGCATCCAGTTGTTTTGCGGGTTGAATGTCGTGGAGTGAATGTCATCATGTCGGAAGCGCGTACCAAGGCAGATGGCACGTGCTCCTTCAAACATGGTTGGTGCGATCACAGCATTCCAGTTGTCCTGCATCTGTTTACGGATGTCAGGGTTGGAAATGTCTGCCGCAGATTTAATGGCGTCATCGATGATGACTAGGTGAGAACGCTTAGAGGTCACTGAGCCTTTAAGACCTGCCGCACACAGTGTGAACTGTTCTTCACCAGTGGTATCAATAGAAGCAAACTTGTGATCAATAGACCAGTACTCATTACTGGTAACGTTCTTGAGAAGACGTACCTTCGGGAAGACCTCCTGGTACCGCTTGCTTTCAATAATTCGT